GGTTCTTTGTACCCCCAAATTCAACCACAGGCAGTTTCTCAACTTGAACAAGAGCAGCAACAATTACTACAACGTCAAGCTATCAACCGCCAGCAACAAGCACAACAACTTGCCCCTGGTACTATGTACCAAACTGTTGGACTACCTAGGTTTCAGTCTCCAGTGCCTGGCATCACCTTGTCAGATGAAACTTTACGCCTACTAGCCGAGGCGTACTGATGGTAAAGAATTTAGACGTTAAGGGAATACGCTCTGGCTATGAGTATGGCAAACGCGCCATGCTACTAAATGAGGCATCTAGGACTGGAAGGCCAAGTTCTATAAGAGATCCTGCTTTCCAAGAAAAACTAAGACAAGCGAACATATCCCTCAAAGAAACACCTGGTGCATTTCTTGGTGCATATGGCGCCAGGGTATTGGGAGATATTGCGTCGGAAGAAAGTCGCGGAAAATTTTGGCAAATAAACCATCCAATTGCAATTGCAGATAAACTTATTGCGGCAGGATTGGACCCTGAAGGCAAGCTACCCCGCTACACATCATCGGCAATTTTGACTGCAATTATGCAGCCAGCCATTGCGGCAACAGGCGCCTACGACCCGACAAACATTGCTGAGCTTGGAAGGCCAAAAGGCTACAAGCAAAATGAACCAACATCAGAAGATTTTAAAAAAAGTCGTGATCCTGCAACTGAATTATTTGAAAGATTTATTCAAGGTCGACAAGGTCGGCCATTAAAAGAAGAGACAGCTAGAGAGGAGATCCCGGGCCTTACGCACCAGCGTTATGCCAACTATATGCAATTTTTATATAATGATCCAGCTTTTCTTGGTATAGCAAAAGCCACGCCTGAGAATTTACAGGGTGTTCCAGAAGCACGCGTTTTTGGTTATCCCATAAGTATTCCATCAGCTACTGCAGTAGCAGGAGGTTTTCTTGGTGCCAAGCTTGGCTTAGCTTCTGTTCCTTACGGAAAAACAGTTGTGCAACCCAATATTCTTCTTAATGAAAAAGATGTAGTTTCCAAGTCCGGTTCAAAGCCTGGAGCACGTGGAGTACGAGGTGCAGTAGGCGGACTAGCTGGGTCTTTTGTTGGCGTGATGGCAGGTAATCTAATCAACCAATCACTTGCCGCAAAACAACTTGACTCACAATTGCCGATGAGTTAAATAAAGGTACTGGTAGAATTAGACTACAGAAATAAAAGTACAGTTTAATAATGACACTAGAGGATCTGTTACGCGCAGGAGTTGACCCAAGAGCGTACTACCCCGATTTTGATCTTGCCGCTCAAGCGCGTGCGGGAAATATTCCTGCGGAAACTTTAGGTTCTCGTGGGGCCACAACAATTAAACCAGGCACAACTGGTGTAAACCCCCAAGGCTTGGAAGCTTTGCGTCAGCGAGGATCTGGAATACTTCAGCAAGGCGGTCAAATGTTTGCTGACGCTAAAGCACAGCTTGCTACTCCGGGCGGTTTACTTACGACTGCAGCCGGTGCCGATCGTGTTCAACGTGGAATGGGTGGTAAATCTGGCGCAGCTTTTGGCGGCATTGGAACTTTACTCTCAGGTGATCCCCTTGGGGCGGTTGTCAGTACTCCCGTAGGCATGGGAGCCGGCGCAGTCGCAAACCGAGTTACTACTGCCCTTACCGCCCCATTGATGAATATGGGCACTTTTGGTAAAGTTGCAGGTACTTTAGCCAGAGTAGCGATTCCTGGTCTTGTTGGGGGTAACGCACAGCAAGCTGTTGCAGGAATGTTTAGTGCAGGCAGAGCTAAAGCTGGAGAAGCCGCTGCATCTCCCGGTGGTCCCGATATTTCTATTGGCGGCATCCCAATGACTGAAGCTGCCCGAGAGAAGATGCAGCGTGAGCGTGATGTACAAGCACAAGTGTATTCAATGAATGCACTAGGCAATGCTCAACGTGGCCTTGATAGCCAAGCATTGGCGATGGGGCGAGAAGATACCAATTTACGAATGAAGGCAGCTATGCCTTACATTGAGAAGATGAATCGAGATAACTTGGTCAACGCACAAGCCAAGCTCGCTTCCGAAGGTGCCATGTATCAAGCCTTAGGACGCCAAGCAGGATTGTTTAAACTTGCTCAAGGTGCTCAAGCAGAGACTGGCGCCACTATGCGTACAGCAATCTCACAAAACCCATACATGGGTGCAACTCTATCGGCCCCTTCCATTAGCTTTGGTTGATCATGGCAAATGTTGATTACAACACAAAAATCAAAAGCATTCCTTTTGGTGATTTTTTAAACGCCGGTAATTTGGGAGCCACTTTTACCTCCAGTTCACCTGCGTCACTAACGCCCTCTGCAAGTTTTCAAGTTCCATCTGGCGTCAATCCTGACATTGTATTTGCCTTGCAATACGGAAAACCAACCCCAGCCGAATTAGACGCACAAAGTGAGCGAGAACTAAATAGAAGTCTTCGTCTTTTAACTGAACAAGATAAACTTGCAAGGTCTCAAGCTGATTATCGGCAACAACTTGGAGAGCAAAGCACTCAAAAAGCATTGCTGTATTCAACACTTGCCAAGCTTCCCGATAAACTTGCAAACGCATTTAATCCTTATGGCTCAAAGGAAGGCGCACTTGCATATGCCGCTCACCTCAATAATCTACCTAATGTTGTCAACGATACGATGCGCAGTATTCCCATGATGAATGTACAGGGTGTTGCCTATAACGCTCCTCAACGTCAATACTTTAGTTGAGATAAAACATGGCCTCTTACGGTGGAACTGGAGCCGGCAGCTTAAGCGCAGATCCTGGCTTAGCGAAGTATAAGGACTACACTAAAAGTTTTGGAGGAGGGGAGGCGTATAATTACAATAGCGGTAATTTGGCTAGTAAAGGAGGAGGCGGACAAATGTGGGGAGCAATAGGAGGGGCCGCTTTGGGAATGGTTGGAGATATATTCTCTAGCCAGAACCAAGCCGCAGCAATGGGGCAGGCTTCTTATAACAACGCAAAGGCTCAAGAGTACGCAGCTAACTCAGCTCGTCAGCTTGGTTGGGACCAAGCAAAAGCCCAGATGGGCACCAACCTTTCAAATCAATTAGCACAGATTGGTTATGGTGCAGACATTGAATTTGAAAGACAGAAACAAGCAAAAGATTTAGATTACAATAGGTTTGGTCCCAAGGCATCAGCTCAAATGCGAGAGGATGCTCGTGCTGCTATTGGTGCTCAACAAGATCCTTTATTTAAAAGTGCTGCGTTTCAAAACTTAATGAACGAAACGCGGAAGAAAGGATTTGAGATGGTTGCTCCTGGAGCGGCAATGTTTGGAGATACTGCATTCAGTAAAAAATTCACTGGAATGATCTAAGAATTATGGGCGCCTCTTCACCACCTCCTTACATCCCTCCAGCAATTCCAAAGGATGATACCTTTGAGAAGTATCTTGCTTATCAGCAGAATAAAGAAAGCCTTGCAGAAGCGCGTGCTGCAACTGAAAGGGCAGAAACCAAAGCAGAAGCTGCTGCACGTAAAGCTGCTGGTGCCGCTGGTTACTCCGGCCTAAGAACTGGTGTTGAATCACAGATGCGTCAGGGGCTTCTTGGTTACGAATCAGCTACTCAGCAGCTACGTGACTACGCCTCTAAATATGACCTCACACCGCCGGAAACGGATGTTGCGTCACTAACTGATGTCTATACCAAAGAGCTGCTCCCTGGTCGCAGGAAGACTGGTATTAAAGCAGCCTACGAAGAAACACTTGGTCGTCAAGCAACAGAAGAGGAACTAGGTAAAGCAACTGAACGTTTCAACCAAGGGTTCTATACTACCAACCAAGATCTTGTTAGCTCACTTACTAAGGGCTCTGAGTACCAAGACAAGTTTAATACTAGCTACCTAGATAACTACTATGACACAATGTTCGGTAAGCAGACTACCGACGCAGCAGGGAAGAAGACCGGGAAGCGTGCATTCACATTTGATAAGAGCCTTCTTCCCAGCTATGGTGGAGACTTGGCAAGTAAAACTAAAATCACTACACCTGATTTTGGTAGTAGCTTTACTGGTACCCCAGCAGAAATTGAAGACCAACAACAGAATGTTAAAGATACCAGGCAGTATCTGTACAGTGCTGGCTTGACAAACCTCCAAGGGGAGATTGATTCCAATACTCAGAAGATTAAAAATGAAGGCTTGAAAGAACAACAAAAGATTCAATCATTTGGTAATGTCGCCTCAAATCTGGTCTCTGGTTTCTGGAGCTAATATACCTTTGCTATAATTTGTAAAGTAAGATTTTCTATCAATGACTTACACGGGTGGCAACGCACTTACCGACACCGGTACCGATACCTCCAAGGACTTTGACATTAACCGTTTTGAAGAATTGCTTTCCCGCCTGGAAGCATCAAAAGGTCGTCAACAACGTCAGAAATCTGTTGAAGGTCGTAGGGATATCTTCTCCCAGGGCCTTGCTAGCATGATGGGTAACTTCTAATCTTTTCTTGAGAGTTAATTACCATGACCAGTAGCGTGCCCGCAGGCCAGACAGATGTTGATGACTGGTTTGATTTAGACAAGTACAAGCAAGCTGCTGGTGTAGCCTACGAATTCTCCAAGAAGAAGGCGGAAGATGTTGGATCCCAAGAACGAGAAACTATCGGCAAGGGCGCCCAAGAGCAGCGTACGTCAGCGGAGCAAGGACAGCAGTTTAAGCAAGCCGACGAGTCACGTGACTACGGACAGGCCCAGCGAGCTTATCGATATTGAGGTATTTGATTACTGGGTAGACAATCTTGATTGCTCTGTCCAGGAATCATTTCTTGCTTTTGCCTCCGACAACTATTCCATAATTGAAGTTTTTCTCTATAGCCGTTTCCTTGGTTACAACGGCAGTATTGTTGCGTGTGAAGCTTGGGTAAAAAGTAAGTACAAAAAGCCGGATCACCGTAAGACTCTTCTGTACGAAATTGAAGAGATGCAAGAAGACATCCGCAAGTTGCGGGAGTCTATGGAGATGCCGGGAGACGGTAATGTAAAACGAGATCACGGTGTTGCCCGAATTGCTGGTATGCAACGTGAACTACGTGGCACCATTGCACAAGTAGAAGAGTTTACTTCGGTCAAAGATCGTAAGGGCCTATTGATGGCTGGTGCCGACCGAGCAATGCGCGAAGTTGCGTTTATCTTTAAAGATGACCCAATTGAAACCCCACTGGAAGAAGCAATTATGAGTGTGTGGGCCAGAATGCAACTGGAAGAATAAATAACAGTATACTTAAACAAGAGCTATCTTCTAACCATGGCTGTAGAGAAAAAGTTTGTTCCTGGCAAGGGCCTTGTTCCAGTGGGCAAGGAAGAAATGGGCAAGAAGGGTGCACCAGTTCCTCCTAAAAAAGGAGCAGTTCCTCCCAAGAAAGGAGCTGTGCCTCCCGCTAAAGGCAAAGGTAAGCCTGTCCCTCCCAAGAGGAAGTAATCATGGGTGCAGGTAAACCAATTCCTATGGCGGGCAACAAATTTGCCGCTCCAAGAACGCGAGAAAGAAATAGTGGCGCAGGCTTCTCTTCATACAATCGCAACATGCAGGCTAAGCAAGGGCAAGCCATGCAAGACACACAGAATCAAAATACTACTATGAGGCGTTTTCCTATAGTGATGCCAGAAAATAGAGAGATAGTGATGCCAGAAAATAGAGAGTTTGCTTACAACGGCCCGGATCCTGTATACGATCAACGTAGAGCTAAAGAGGTAGGCCCTGCTTATCGAGAAGCTTACATGCGTGAGATCGATAAAGCTGCACGAGAGCGTAATTAGAAACTATCACCATGTTAGTGTCAAGTGCCCAGGGGCCTCTCCAAGGGGCCTCTCACCTGGAAACAGGAAGAGTGACCACAGGATGTATCTATTACACGCCCAAGCGGCAACCTGGTTCCGCTCAGAGGAATAATCATGGCCAAGGGTAAAATGCCTCCTCAGTTTCTTGAGTACCTCAAGAAGAAAGAAGCTAAGAAGGAGGATGGTACTGAGATGAACGATAAGGAAAAACGTAAGGCAGCTCTAGACAAGGCCAGGAAATATCAAGAGCAGAAACGTAAAGCTAAAAAATAAGCTAGTATTTAAACATAGTTTGATTACCTGCTGTGCCCGCTTATACTTACCTGGCACATCGTCGTAATGCTCGTGCTGCAACAAAAAACTTTAAACTTAAAGAAAATAAAAACCAAGACAAACTAGATCTTGCAAAGGAAGACTTTGGTTATTTTTGTGAGTACGTAGCAGATAAACCACCGGCAGAGCATCATAAAGAATGGCATAGGCAATTTATAACTAACCAAGACAGCTCTTGTTTGATCAAAATTGCTGGTCCAAACATTGACCTACTTGCTCCTCGCGGTTCAGCAAAGAGCACAGTTCTAGGTTTGCTTACCGCCTGGGCAATTGGAATTCACACTACTGCCAAACTTCCGCTCCAAATTCTTTACTTGTCTTACACGGTAGACATTGCTCGTTCCAAGTCTGCAACTATTAAACGCATCATTGAAAGCAAAAGGTATCAAGAAGTTTTCCCTAGGGTACGCCTCCTGAAGAACGTAACCAGTAATGAATACTGGTCTATTGACCATAAATTTGCTGGTATTGAAGTAATTGGTGATGAACAATTTACTCTTTGTGCTGCAGGCTTGAAGGGTTCGGTGACCTCTAAGCGTTCGCACTTGGTAATGATTGATGACGCTATCAAGTCAGCCGCAGATATCTCAAACCCTGACATCAGAAAAATGATGCAGGATAACTGGAACGCAGTGATTTCACCAACCATGTTTGAAGGTGCTAGGGCAATCTGCCTTGGTACCAGGTTTAGGCATGACGATATTCACTCGACAACATTCAATGAACAAAACAACTGGATGCAAATTGTTTTATCTGCTATTCAAAATGATGTTAAAACAGGAGAAGAGAAGTCATACTGGCCGGAGATGTGGCCCTTGGAATACCTAAAGGAAAAGAAAAGGCAAGCACCTATTGCATTCTCTTTCCAATACATGAACCAAGTCATACGACAAAATGAATTGTCCTTGGCACCAGAGTTAATTGTTAAGGCAGAAATCTCAACAGAATTTGACGCTCTTGGTATAGGTGTTGATCTTTCCGCTGGAATCAAAGAGAAAAACGATTACACCGTAATGATTCTTGGAGGACGGATTGGAGACCGTATACACATCATTGATTACCGACGCATCAGAGTCATGGGAAACCTAGAAAAACTAGATGCCATGAAGGAGCTTTTAAACGATTGGTCTATTCTTGGTTGTGATGAAAACGGTTCGTACTTCCCAACATACTCAACGTGTGATATTTGGTCAGAAGCCGTACAGTACCAGGCTTCCTTGGAGGCCGACTTCAAACGTGTTTGCCTGAATAATGAAGGACTCTACAATTTGATTTGGCACCCAGTAAAAGGGTTCCGTGCAGATAAGCTTGCACGATTCCGTGGCATCATTGGCATGTTTGAAGACCGTAAGATCATCTTCAACCGTTTCAGGAACTTCAGTAATCTCTTCGAGGAACTCACTAATTTCGGTGTTAGTAGTCATGACGATACGGTCGATGCGTTAGTATGGTTGGTCACTGGATTAGCCAGGAAGGGTCAACTTCACTTGGATTACTAATGGAAAGGATCAACCCAGCGACAGGAAGCCCCTGGAAGTATGGGGAGGTTGGTCCTGACGGCAGAATTTTTTTGGCGTATAGACGTAAGTCCCGTATTAATAAAGACGGGACTTACCAAATGAATTGGCTTAAACCCGAGGCTTGGGCTAAAAGAGAGATAAGTTGCAAGCAGGCCGCCAAAAATACACAACAAAGAAATGTTGCAATAATTCATGAGGAGAAATTAAAAAGAGGGTGCGCGTGTTGTGGGTATGCAAGGCATGCGGCTGCTCTTGATTTTGATCATCTTGATCCTAAAACAAAAGTGCGCGACATTGCACAAATGCATACCGTAAATGTTGAGAAATTAAAACTTGAAATAAATAAGTGTCAAGTTTTGTGTGCAAATTGCCACCGAATCAAAACCCATGATCCAGCTACATTTAAAATACTCTCGTCTGGTTGGTAACAGGATTGGCCAGAAAAGGAAACCTCCATCTCGATTACTAAAGCCTAGAATAGAGAAAAGGTTTTAGTCATGGGTCTAGAATATTTAGCGTTATTTGCAACGTTGGCTATATCAGGCGTCTCCGGAGGGAGCTGGACCGCCAATAAAATTTTAAATCGTTTTTCAGTACAAGCAAAGCAAATTGACAACGCATTGGCAAACCAAGAAAGAGAGTTGGATAAACTAGAAGAAAAGGTAAACCGCATGCCCTTGGACTACGTTTTGAAGGTGGACTTCTTAAGGGAAATTACAGAAATGCACGACAATTTTAAACAGATCAACATGAAGCTTGATAAACTTGTGGAAAAGCTTTTGACAAAATGAGCTACATCCTGGAAATACAAGAAGACGAAAACGGGGAATCGTTCATCACTTTTCCGGACGACATCATAGAAACCCTTAGTTGGCAAGAAGGTGATGTTCTGGAATGGAAGCTCAAAGGAAATGGTGTTCTTCTGACCAAGCTCAACGACAGCGCTGGGTACGAGGTTATAGAAGAGTAAAATAAAACAACAAGCAAAATTTGAAATGTATTACAATTTCCCTGGTGCCCCAGGTAATACCGGATATCAAGCACAGGCCAATCCTAATCCGCTGATGGTACGCCATCCACATATAAATCCTAGCGAGATCCAGGTACCTCTGGCTTCTTCAAACGGCATGGTTCCCATGGGTAACGCTGGATTCTTTGCTGCTTCTCAATACGAACAACAAATGCCTATTGGTTTCCAAAATAAAACAATCTCTTGATCATTAAAAACTGCTAAGATCAATAAAGATAAAGGGGACAATAGTTAATGGCAGTCGATGCTAAAACACGATTAAGGGAAATCATTGACTCGTATCTTGAAAAAGATGGTGGGTCTGCAATTGATACTGGCATCGTGGCATCGCACCTGGCACAGATGCGGCTATTTGGTATCCGCCAAGGTGTTGAATTTTTCCCAGGGCAAGATAACTTTGGAAACCAGCGCAAAGATTTTATTGATCGTGTAGTTAAATACAATCAACTTGATACTCGCCTTGATTCAATCTGGGATTACGTCCTGGCTGATGGCCAGGGTCTTTTTTATATCCGACCAACAGAGGCCAACTATCGGCTGTACTTCTTTCGTAAACACGAGTATCGCACATACTACAACGTAGACGGAGAGCTGGATGAAGTTGTAATCATCTATAGCTATAAGGTGCGTCGTGGTTTTGGTTTTGATCAAGATATCCAGGCTGCCAGTTTAACTGGTCAAGGTACTATGGGTCAAGGTGCCAAACGTTACATCAGGCTTTCAATCAAACATAAGACAATTGAAGAGACTCACTCAGAAGGTGAGATTTCATTTGAACAGCCCAACTACGCTGTATCCGGTAAAACAAAAACGTTTAAAAATACGCTTGGTTTTATTCCTTGCGTAGAAATTCTTAATAATCCCAAGGGATTTTCTAACGAAGGTGTTGGGGAATTTGAGGCATTTGCTAATCACATTTGTACGCATGATGAAATGGTTCGCACCATGCGTAAGAATATTCAATTCTTTGGTAACCCAACTCTTCTCTCCTCCAGGCCAAAAACTGACCTAATGGAATCCGGTGGTGATTCCGTTGTACAGCGTCCATCTATTGCAGCAAACTCTGGGTTTAATAGTCCCAATGGTTTAAGCCGTTCTACATTTAAATCGGATCCAGTTAGCCGTGGTGTTGATGGCCAAATTCGTGTGCCACGCGTTATTGCAAACCTAGAGCCAAACGATAGAGTTGGCTATATTGTTCCAGATGCCATCACTGGTGACCAGAATTCATTCTCTCGTCAATATCGAGAAGAAATTAGAACTGCTCTTGGTGGTGTAGATGAACTATCAATTTCCGCTGGTGTAACTGCAACAGAATACAAATCTTTGTTTGGACGTGTATCTGCAACATCAAAGAAAAAAGCAACTGCTATCTATACGTACGGTATTTGTCGTTGTCTTGAATTAATTATTTACCAAGAGGAACGCCTGTTCCGTGAAACGCTTGCTGCTACTGCAGGAATTGAAAAACCCCTGGAGCTACCAGAGACCGCTACTCCTGAAGAAGCAAAGATGTATGCAGATGCACGTAGTGCATTTGAAGAGCAAGTTAAAAGTTTAATGATGGCATGTCTCAAGTCACAACAGATTCCACCTGGTGTGCTTGGACTGATTCCTGATGGCGACGTAACAATGTTATGGCGTTGGATGGGACCTGTGTATGAAGACTCCACGCAGGATACACTTAACAATTCTATTGTGGTTAGGAACCTCCAGGAGTTAGGTGTTGATAGCATTGAAGCACTGAAATATCTTTTCCCATCTAAAACAGATGAAGAAAGGGCCGGGATGCTTTCGGGTTTCCCGTTCAGGATGGTTGGAGAATTGCAGAGTGCATACAAAGCGTTCGCTGGCCTAGTGGGGGGCATGATGCAGACCCCTCACCCGCAATCACCGGATTTACCGATGGCTGCGGATCCGAGATTGGATTTAACTCCATATCTGTATCGAACTTTAGAAGCTCTACAAAAGGAGATGAGTTATGCAGGACGCTATCGTCCAATCGATCCCACAGACGAGCCAAGCACCAGCAGCCGTCGCCCCGAGCAGCTACGTGGTGGCAGCACCGCAAGCGGCCCAGGCCAGCTACCAGGTGGCTCCAGTGGGGTATCAAGTGGGTATGAGCTACCCCCAAGCGGTACCTCAGGCAGCCCCCAGCTACCAATCAGCCCCTACTCAGTACGCCCCCCAATACCAACAGGCGGAAACAGCGGGGAATCCATGGGAATCGGCGTTCAACAAAGTAGTGAACCTACTGAGCGCTCCAGTCCAATCCCCGTTCCAGGGTCAACAGTCAGCGCCGACACCGACAGCGTATACCCCGGCCAACTACGGTCAGGGCAGCTACCAAGCTACGCAACAATCGGTAGCGCCGACCTCGTATCTCAGCCAGGACTACTCGCCCAATTATTCCCAAACCTCCTCGGGTCCCTCCTTGGAGGCGATCGCGGACTACCTACAACTGAGCAACGACAGCCGCCTAGTGCTGGACTCGTTCGGGGTGGAAGCTCCAGCGGTGCTAAACCAGTACGCCCTCCAACTAGAGGCAATGCTGGACAGCGCAGTAGCGTGGGGAAACCGGGCCGCAAATAACATCCAAGGTTATGCCAACTTCGCTGTAAACGAGCACCAGGAGAACCTGGCATATAACGAGATTCTGACCAACCCCGATGTTCTCAGCGATTACACGCTGCGTTTCTTCGGTCCCGAAGGTCCGTATCCCGTGTATGAAAACGAAGCTCAACTTGAGACCCGTGGTTATCCCACGCAACAAGTGCAAGCAGCTTACGGTAATTTCCCTGCACCTCCTGCTGCCGCTGGTATGCAACAGCCCGAGAATTTCTGGGGCGGTTTCAACGAGACGATGGCACGTGATCCCCAGAATGCTTGGCGCATGCTGAATCAAGCTGCTCCCCAAGTTGTCGCCGGCAAACTGTTTGTGATGGAGTGAGTCATGCGCTCACGTCTTCAATATGGTGTGCCCGCTGCTGCTGGTTTAGCGGCTGGTGGGTACGCCCTTTCTCAAGGTGAAGATCCAGGTTCTGCTGCTCTTGCGGGAATTGGCGGTACCCTTGGCGGCGCCGCTGGTTTACTTGGTGCTCGAAAATTTGCCTTGGCCGGTAAGTATGGCCCAGAGCTTGCACAACAAGCTCAAAACTTACTTGGCCGGGCAGAAGATAGGCTGTCTCGTTCTAGTTACGGAGCAAAGAATGATCTAGTTTCAGATGCCTTGCTAGACCTTTCTGGTGCTGCAGGCAATGTTGCTGATCGTATTACACCACGTAACCTTGGAAAGGTAATGGCGGGAGGCCTAGTTCCTGGGTCTGCAGCGCTTGCCGGATTAGGTGGAGCAGGACTTGGCGCAGGACTTGAGGCTATGGGAATGCCTGGTTTCCAACAACAGGCACCTATGGATCCTGAAGGATATGGTTCCAGTAATTCAATGGGTGCTCGTTATAAGCAACCCACTATGCAATACGTTTAAGCATAATAAATTACCCACTGCTAAAATGTGTGATAGATAAGACATGTAAGTGTCTAAATCTTTCCCCCGATAAATTTCTGCGATCCTGGAGGATAGAGCAAAGTGTTTCTTGATAACGATTTCCCGAAGATTCTTGGTGCGGAACTTTACCGTCCTCACCCTGCCTACATTGCTGAGATGGCTGTAGAGCCCGTGGTCGTCCACGACTTTACTCGCCAACCTGGTCAAACCGTTCAGCTAGACCGCTACAAGTTCTGGGGTTCCCCTGGTACTAAGGACGCCCGCGAGCGTATTGCCGACCAAACTATTGGTACTGCCAATAGCCGTAACATCACCAAGGAGAAAGTCCTGGTGGTGCTTAAGGAATACACCGGTCCTGCTGACCCCGGCGATCCTACCCAGCCTTCGACCTTTAAGATTGCTCGTGAGACCCTGATCACTGCCCAGCGCATGCTGCTGGACTCAGGTAACCTTAACATGTTCCACCAGTCAATCGGTAGCTTGACGCTGCTTGATGACTATCGTCGTTGGCGTGACCGCGTCTTTATTGACGAACTGTCCAAAGCTGAAGCTAACGGTAAAGCTGACACCACTCAAGGTGGTTACTACTTCCCCGCCAATAAGACTAAAGCCTCTAACGGCTCTATTTCTTATACCACTGCTGAGTACACCGCTGACGCCCAACAGTTCCAGGTGCGTACTGACCTGTTGAATATTGTTAAGGACCTGCGTAAGCGTAACGTACCGACCTATTCCGATGGTCTGTATCGTTGCATTTGCGATCCTACCTTCATGATGCACCTGCGTCGTGATACTGACTTCCGCGAGATCGCTCGTTACGCTGGTAATCCTGGTCAAGGCATGTACATGGGTAACCCCATGATGCCTAACAACGCCAGCTTCTTCCAGGGTCCTCAAGCCGGCCAAGGTTACTTCCTTGCTGGTGAACCTGTCATGCCTACTGGTGTGCAGTTTGAAGGCGTTAAATTCTTCGAGTCGACTAACTTTCCGACCAAGAATATCAGCACATCTTTTGACACTGGTTCCACTTTTACCAGCCAAGAAGTTGCTCAAGGTTATTTCTTTGGTCCTCAAGCTATTGGCGTCGGTATCGGCGGTCCTAACGCTCAGGTGCTCATCAATAACAACGATGACTTCAGCCGCTTTATCATCTTGATCTGGCAACTGTACGCTGGTTTTGAAATCCTCAACAAGGACTTTGTTACCACTGCATTCAGCTACGTCTCTGATGACGGCAGCATCTGATAATTATACCTAAACCTCAAATCTCATAGGAGAAATAAATGACCTACTTGTCTGCTAAAAAGATCTACCCAGGTAACTGGAGTAGCGCTCTTAATGGTTGGTACAAAAACATCGACGCTAACCCCGCTGATGGTACCAACGATTCTTCTAAAGGTGGCCCCACTTCCGTGTTGGCTGTTCCTGGTTACCGTTACTTTCAACAACGTGGCTATGTACCCGTAACCTGGGCCTCAGGTAACGCTACCTCTAGCGGCGCTTTTATGAGCGTGATCGTTCCTTCGCCTTACCGGCAGGACGACACCCGTACCGACATCACAGGCATGGTGATTTCTGGTAGCGCCACACAGCCTGCTTATGTGTATCGCACTGCGATCTCCGTGGCTTCTGGCTGGGGTGATGGCCGCACCGCTTCCGGTGTGTATGCTGCTACCGGTAACATCATTTCGTTTGGACGTAACATCGGTACTACT